GCCTCCCGCCGCAGGGCAGGGCCGCGGCGTTCGACCGGACCTACAACATGTTCTGCCCCGCCGGGGACTACGAGGGGAGGGCCGGCATGCGGCCGGTCGAGGGGCGGATCAGGAACTTCTGCGCCGCGGCCGGCGTCGCGCCTCGCACGCCGCCCATCGCCCCCCTGGCCGGCGATCCGATCAAGCTGAATTCCGGGCTCCACGTTGGCCTGCAGCCGGTCTCCGAGAATCCGTCCAAGGACCTCTCGCCGGCGCAGGTGCAGCGGATCGCCGGCGTGCTGCGGAGCCACGGGGCGACGTGCCACGTCTTCCACGACCGGCCGATCGAGGTGCCAGGATGTGCGGTGCATGTGCGGCGCCCGCTCGAGGAGGTCGCGCGCCGGATCGCCGGGCTCGACGCCATGGTCGCGGTGGACTCTGGGCTGCTGCACCTCGCGGCCTGCCTCGGCGTGCCCACGGTCGGGGTCTTCGGACCCACGAATGGGCCCATCACCTGCGAGTTCTACCCGTCGGTCTCCATCGTGCAGGCTGGGCAGCCGCGGCTGATCGGATGCTACACGCCGTGCTACTACGCCGCGCACCCGAACGGGTACGGCAGCGCCTGCAAGAAGCGGCAAGGTCACTGCATCAAGGAACTTGATGCGGCGACCGTCGCCGAGGAGGCGCTGCGCCGCGCCACCGGCGAGTCGCCGCTGCACCGGATTACGGAGCACTGGCTGGCGCTGAACCTCGAGACCAGGCCGCGCCACGGCGAGATCCACGGAGGAACCCCATGAGCCACGATCGCTGGAACGACCCGAACTTCAAGTGGAAGGACTTCGGGGTGCACCTCGATGACGACCCCGAGACCATCGCCGCGAAGATCTACCACGACCCGCACTACCACACGAGCCGGTACGGGCTCGAGAACATGGACAAGCGCGCGCTCGAGGGCTCGCCCTGGCACGACGCGTTCATCCGCGACTTCGCCGGCGTGGTGTCGCTGGCGGGAAAGAAGATCCTCGATGCGGGTGGTGGGCCCGGTGCGTTCTGTCGCGTGTTCAGGCAGTCCGGGGCCGACCCATACCTGATCGACATCTCGACGTTCGCGGTCGGGATCGCGAAGCAGCTTCTGGGCGACGACCACGCCGTGCGCGGGTCCGTGCACGACCTCGGCGCGTTCGCGGACGGGTCGTTCGACATGTACTTCTGCTCCGAGATGCCGGAGCACGTCCCGTTCCGGTACCACTACCCGATGTTCGCCGAGATGAAGCGCGTGCTCAAGCCGGGCGCGCTCGTCTACTTCCAGGGCGACATGCGCGTGGTCGACTACTCCGTTGAGCACTACCACGACGATCCGGGGCACGTCGCGATGTTCCCGATGGGGTACTGGACAGACTTCTTCAGGCACTTCGGGTTCGTGCTCGACGATCCGGCGCTGATCAGAACCAGGGGAGTGCTAGATCGGACCCCGATCTTCAAAGAGTACCGTTGGACATACCACCTCGCGTACAGGGGGGCGTGATGTACTACAAGTCGTCTCGGTGCCGATTCAGGGACTGGACCCAGCCTTTCTTCCACGAGTGGTGCGCGGCGATGCGCTCGCCGCTGCTGCTGCATCGCAAGCAGTGGGAGCACGTCTACATCGCAGAGGCGCTGCGCGAGCGGGGTGCGCTGGTGCCCGGCGCGCGCGGGCTCGCGCTCGGCGCGGGGCGGGAGCTGCTGCCCGTGGTTTTCGCCGAGATGGGATGCGAGGTCACTGCGACAGACCTACAGAGGTGGGAGCCGGATCCGGCGAGCGAGCTGTCCCGTTCGCCGGCGGTGGCGAGGATCGCCGTCGACGTCGTCGACATGCGCACGATCCCTGACAGCTACCGCGGGTTCGACTTCACGTGGTCTGCATGCTCCATGGACCACCTCGGGAGCATCGACGCGGGGCTGCAGTTCGTCGTCGATTCCCTGGCCGTCCTCCGGCCCGGCGGCATCGCCGTGCACACCACCGAGCTCAACGTGAGCACGCACGGGCGAACGATCGAGTCCGGCCCCACCGTGTTCTTCCGCGCCGGCGACTTCGAGCGCGTGCGCGGCATGGTCGCACCGATCGGCTACATGGAGGAGCTCGACTTCGAGCCCGGCGACGACTACTTCGACCGGTTCGTGGACCAACCACCGTACCCCGGGGTCTGTCCACCGGACATCGGCCAGTGGGACGGCGAGCGGTTCGAAGGCACGAAGGCCCACCTCGTCCTCGACTCCGGGGGCCACGAGGTCACGTCCGCGGGGATGCTGGTGCGGAAGCACTGAGGTGCCGGAGTAGGCTAGACTCTCCAGCCGGAGGTACCATTCATGGCCGACATGAGCGTCGCAGCCAAGAACGACCTGCCCGACTCCTCGTTCGCGGTCGTGCTCCCTGGCGGGAGGAAGGACGGGAATGGGCGGACTGTGCCCCGCGGTCTGCGCAAGTTCCCGATCTACAACGCGGATGGGACCCCCGACCCGCCCAGGGTGCGCAACGCCCTTTCCCGGATCGAGCAGGACGTCGACATGCCCGAGGCGCAGCGCTCCCGCGCCAAGAACCGCATCCGCGCCGCGGCGGTGAGGGCGGGGATCGGTGAGCCCGCCAAGGAGGCGAAGAAGTAGCATGGCCCTCACGGCGGCGGACATCGACGCGACCGAAGGCGGGGCGGCCGCCAACAGCTACAACGAGCTGGTAGACGCGGACGAGTACTTCGAGATGCACCCGGACGGCGGGGCGTGGCGCGACGCGAATGGCTACCAGCGCGTCGGGTCCCTGCTCTTCGCAGCCGTGCTGATGGAGCGCGAGACCTACTACGCGCGCAGGGCCGATGATGCCCAGGCCCTGAGCTTCCCGCTGCTCGGGCAGACCGCCGTGCCGCTCAAGGCCAAGCACGCGCAGCTCGAGCAGACGCTCGACCTCCTCAAGGGCGACTGGGTGCGGCGCGCCGAGTTCCGCGAGATGCAGGCGGTCGGCGTCCGAGAGGCGACGACCCGCGAGACGAGCACGACGATGTCGCCGGCGACCGCGGACGGGTACCCGGCCTACTCGCTGTGCCGCGCGGCGCGCGAGCTGCTCATGCCGTTCATCGAGACCACGGTCCGCCTGGGCCGGGCGTGAGCCTCCCGCTCGAGTTCCCTCCGATCGTCGCCGACGAGCGCGGGTTCGTCGGCCGGGCGATGATGGACGAGATCGAGGACCTGGTCGAGCTGTGGGCCGCCACCGAAGCGCGCCTCGTGGAGCTGGCCGGGGACCAGCAGCTCCGGTACCTTGCCGGCGCCGCCGATCCGGAGGCTGTGGCCGTTCGCGGGCGCGAGCTGATGCGGGAGGTGGAGCGCGAGCTCGACGCGCTCGCGGCACGGACGGACGAGTGGGCCCGCGGCGCGGTTCGTGCGCAGGTCGATGCGGGGAGCTCGGCGGCGATCGCGTCCGCGCAGGGGCAGGGCCTGGCCGTGTCCGTGGGCGGGGCACTCGGAGTCGTGAACACGCAGAGCATCGCGGCCCTGGTCGAGGACATCCTGATCGACGCTGACTACTCGGCCGCGAGTAGCCTCCAAACCATGCGGCGGTTCATCCGGCGAACCCAGCAGGTGGCGCTGGACGAGGCCGCGATCAACCAGTCCCTGATCATCTCCGAGGCACGCCTCGAGAGCCTGCCCGCGCGGGCCCGGCGCCTCGAGCGCGAGTTCCGCGCCGCCGTCGGCGGCGGCGACTTCATCGTGATCCGCGGCCGCCGTTACAACCTGTCGAAGTACGCTCGCCTGGTCGCCCGCACGCGCCTCGCGGAGGCGGCGACGCAGGGGTCGTTCGACGCGATCCTGGCCATGGGGATCGACCTGGTGCAGATCAGCGACCACGGGAAGACAGACCCCGTCTGCGACAAGTACGCGGGGAAGGTGTACTCGATCTCCGGGCGCACCCAGGGCTACCCGCGGCTCGAGGCGCGGCCGCCGTTCCATCCCAACTGCCGCCACGCCATGCTACCCTTCGTGGCGGAGCTGAAGACCGACCGGGAGCTCGAGTTCGTCCAGGCGAGGTCGCGGGGCGACATCGAACCCGGAGTGTCGATCGCCGAGTATTTCGAGGGGCGCTGATGCCGTTCTTCCCTGCCATGTCGAACGTCCGCGGGATCATCGTGAAGCGTCCCACCGCGAACGACGTCGGCGGGAAGAAGCGCTTCGAGATACTCCACGACGACCTCGCCGGGTACTTCGAGGAAAACAGCGAGCTCGTGACGAACCGCGAGGGCTCGACGCGCGTGGTGGTCGGAATCGTGCTGCTGCCGGCGAGGGATCGGCGCCGGGCGGTGGTCGACGTGCAGGCCGACGACGAACTCGAGTTCGACGACTACCGCGGGGTGCGACAGTCGCGGCGGGTCGTGCGCGCCACGCCGGAGCGCGACCACCTGCAGCGGTTGGACCACATCGTGGTCGAGGTCGCGTGATGGCGGACTTCGACGGCAAGGTGCTGGGTGCCGGGCTGCTGCGGAAGCGGCTGGACTCGCTCAAGAACCGTTACAAGGCCGGCGTGCGGCACGGGTTGAACCTCGCGTCTGCGGACCTGCTGGGGCGGTCCGCCGCGCTGGCACCGATCCTGACGGGGGATCTGATCCGGTCGGGGCGGGTGATTCCGTCACGGCCGTCGAGCGACGTCTACCGCAGCACGGTCGCGTACGGCACGAACCACGCGCTCTGGTGCCACTACGCCCACTACAACCTCGGGCCGATCAGTCGAAGGAAGACCGCGACGGAGGACGGCCCGGTGGGGCGGATGTTCCTGCGCAGGCCGTTCGACAAGCACAAGGAGCAGTACGTCCAGTTCATCATCAGCGCAGCCGCGCGCGGGCCCGGCAGCGTGCGCGCCTCCGGCCTCGGCGGCGCGCGGACTGGGGAGGAGGGCTGACCCGTGGCCGTCGTCGACCCGTTCAGGGAGGCCGCGACGCTCGCCGAGGCGCTGCTCGACGAGGAGGTCGCGGAGTACCTCAAGGCGCAGGGGTTCGGCAATCGGGAGGGCGAACTTCACCCGGTGATCTACGTGGGTCAGGCGCCCGAGGGTGGCAATGCGATCGTGGTCCTCGAGGAAGGCGGCGGCGCGCCGATTGCCGGCGGGCACACCGACCAGCCGATCGGAGAGCACAGAACCGTCTCGGTGGAGGTCCTGCATTCCGAGTACCGCCGAGCAAAGGCGGTGGCGCAGCGAGTGGGGCGTGCGCTGCACCTGAAGCAAGGTATACTATCGTCCGTGCAGGTCGCATGGATGAGCGCGGACACGAACCCGATCTACCTGGGGCTGGACCCCGACAGGCGGCACCGCTTCACGCAGCTGTTCAGCGCGACCACCAAGCCAATCGCGGCGCCGTAGAGGAGCGAGAATCATGTCGATCGAGACCAGGCCGTCCGACATCCTGACCCCCGACAATCTGCTGATCGGGATGCCGTACGTCGAGTTCGCACCCGCGAACAACTCGGGCGGATACGGCGCGTACCGGTCGCTCGGGATCATCAACTCCGCGTCGATCGCGAAGACGCTCGAGACCGCCGTGCTCAAGAGCGCGCAGTCGGGCACCGACGTGATCGTGCGCGAGATCGTTCGGAGCTTCGAGGGCCGGCTCACCGTGGCGACCCACAAGTTCGACCCCGAGAACATGCAGCTCTTCCTCGCCGCCGCAAGCACGGCGCAGACCTCCGCCGGGACCGACACCGCGACGGCCGAGGAGGCCACGCTCGGTGCCGCGTACGACCAGTGGGCGGACCTGGTGCACGCGCTGGTCACCGCGTTCACGACCCTCGCCCCCGCGCCCATCGTCGACGAGGCCGTCGGCACCGGCGACGGCACGAGCGGCGACACGTTCGGCGACTTCTTGCTCGACTTCAAGCCGCTGCTCGTCGCGAACGTGACGAGCGTGGTGGTCGGCAGCCAGGCGTACACCCCGATCGCGGAGGGCGCTGCGACGTCCGGTTTCCAGGTCGAGGTGCGGATCGGCACCGGCGCGAACTCCGGACAGCTGCGGTTCAACTCCGGCGGCTCTCCCGCGAACGTGACCGGCGCCATCGTGGCCAGCTACGCACCGAGCCACACGCTGACCGAGAACACCCACTTCGTGGTGGACTACAGCGCCGGGCGAGTCCGGCGAATCTCCGGCGAGCAGGCCCTGCGCGACCTGCAGCCCGTGCTGGCCACGTACGACTACACGACCTTCGACGGGTACAGCATGCCTCCGTTCACCCAGTTCACCTTCGAGGGGCGGGCCCGGATCAAGCTGATCACCGACGTGGGCATCAACATGATCTGGCCGATCCCGGATGTGTCCCTGAAGATCACCGACACCGACTTCGAGTTCAACAAGGAGGAGTTCGCCGCCGGCGAGCTCGAACTCACGATGAACTACGATTCGACCCAGCCCGCCGCGCCGTACGGGACCGCGACCGTCTACAGCGAGTCCGTCGCGACGCCGTGACCTTTCCCTCGCGCCCCGCACCCCAGGGAGTTCTCCACCACTCCCTGGGGTAGCGCGCGGCGCCCCGACATCACTGCACGGAGGATCCACCGACATGAGTGCGGAAGAGGTGCTGTTTCACGGGCAGGAGGTCGCGCTCGTCAGCGGCGAGCGGATCTTTGTGAACCCGTGGGGCGTGAAGACCGGCCGGCGGATGATCCGCCGCGTCAAGGTGATCTGGCAGGTCTACCGGGATGCCGCGAGAGGGCAGCTCGACCTCGAGCAGCTGCTCGACAGCTCGTACGACGAGCTGATCGCGATCGTGGCCGACTCGATCGGGGTCAAGGCGTCCGACCTCGAGGACGAGGGGCGATTCCTGCTCGAGGACGTGCTGGCGCTGCTGGCCGCGATCGTGGAAGTGAACTTCACGAAGCGGCCGGAGTTCATGGCAAAAGCGCTGGCCCTCTTCCGGGCGTTCGAGGGGCCCGCGGAGGGGGCGGAGACGAAGGACCAGTCGACCCCCGAGAAGCCGACGAGCGGTTTGCAGCTGCCGTAGAGTTCCTGATCTCCCAGGGGCACGACCCGGACCGCGTGGTCGACTATACTTGGGAACAGATCAACCTCTTCACCCACTTCGCGGTGGAGCGGAAGAACAGGGAGACGTTCACCAGCGCACACACTGCGGCGGTCGGGTCAGCGGTCGGGTTCACCGGCCAAACCGACATCCTCAACAAGCTAGCCCAGGACCTCGGCGTCGCGACCTCGAAGGGATCCGCGGTGCCGCGTTCGCTGCGAAACCTCCTGATGGCCGCGATCAAGACCCAAAGGGCGAAGAACAAGGAAGGGAACGATGGCGGCGACTGAGGTCGCAAGGCTGGTCGTTGAACTGGAGGCGCGGGTCACCAAGCTCGAGTCCGGGATGGGCAAGGCCACCCGGAGCGTGACCAACTTCGAGCGGCGTGCCACCAGCTCGTTCGGCCGCGTCGGCTCCGCGTTCCGCCACCTCGCCCTTCGCTTCACCGGGATCACCGCCCTCATCGCGTCGGCGGCCGGAACGTTCTCTGCGGTGCAGTTCGTCAAGGGATCCATCGAAGCGGCGGCCGCGGTCGACACGTTCGAGGTACGACTGCGCAACCTGGTCGGGTCGGGGGAACGCACCAAGAAGCTGTTCGCCGACCTGCGGGAGTTCGCATCCAAGATCGCCCCCACCCTTCGTGACACGATCGAGGCCGCCGCGGTCCTGGGGACCGTCGCGCCCGGCGCGCCCGAGAGGATCATGGAGCTCACGAAGGCGGCCGCCAACATCGCGGCCGTGACCGGGCTGACGATGGAGCAGGCGTCGCAGAACCTGCAGCGCCTTGCATCGCAGGGCATCGGCGCCGCCGACCTGTTCCGCGAGCGTGGTGTGCGGGCAATCATCGAGGCGATGACTGGAATCCCGAACCTCCTCGAGAAGACGGTGGAGGAGCAGCTCGCCCTCGCGGAGCAGGTGTTCGGACCGGGCGGTGTGTTCGGGTTGACCGCTGAGCAGTTCTCGCAGACGCTGCCCGGTGCGATGTCCAACACGGTCGATGCTCTGTTCAACCTGCAGTCCGCGTTCGGCGAGGCGATCTCTCCTGCGATCATCGCGATCCTGAAGGAGGTGATCATCCCGGCGTTCGGAGACCTCGAGAAGCTGATCAAGGGCAACGAGGTGGCGATCCGCGACTACGCCATGCGCGGGCTCAAGACCGGGATCCTTGGGCTCGTGGAGCTCGGAAGGGCGCTGCTCGAGGTCGTTCGTCTGATCACCGAGGCCAACTCGCTGCTGAAGTCTTCGAGGGAGCTCTTCGCCAAAGGGCAGGTCAAGGTTGCTGAGGCCAATCTGAAGGTCAACGAGTTCCTCGGACCGCTCGTGCCGGAAGGAGTGGTGGAGCAGAACAGGGCCGACCTGGAAGCGTGGAGGGGCGTGCTCGGTGACATGCAGGGCGACGCGGCGAAGGCAGAAGCGGAGGTCGCCAGGCTCGACACAGCGCTGGCCGGGATGGGCAAGGCACTCGACATCATCGAAGGCAAGGCCGCGAACCTCGGCGACGAAACCGCCGCTGCCGCTGCCGCCGCCGCCGCTGAGGCGGAGGAGTTCGGCAGGATGCAGGAGGAGAAGCTCGCCGCCGCGCAGCGCGGCCTCGACCCTCGCCTGATGCAGGACATCGAGGCGGCCACGGCCCGCACCGTCACGCTGCTCGAGAACAGCGCGATCGCGGCCGCGAAGGGGCGGAGCGAGTTCGAGGGACGGCGCCTTGAGATCGACAAGGAGAACCGAAAGCTCCAGGAGAACCTGGCGATCATCGTGCAGGAAATTGCGGTGTTCGAGAAACGCGTCGCAAAGGCGCGCGAGGCCGTCGCGGCAGCCAAGAATGCGCGTGACCAGGAGCTCGCGAACATCACCCTGCAGGTGTCGTTGAACACGCTCGCGCAGGCGCGCGCCAAGAACGCCGAGCTGATCGCCGCCGACGAGCAGCGCATCACCGACAACGCGCGGGAGCGGGCGCAGCTCGATAGGGACGAGGCCGCGTCGAAGAAGACCATCCGCCAGTACATCACCGACATCAAGACGCTGTCCGGCGAGATCGCGAAGTACGACACCGTGCGCTCCGAGGAGTTGAACGATCAGCTGTCGGTGATACTCAACTCGGGGAAGGCGCTGGAAGAGCAGAAGAACAGCCTTCGCGAGCTCTTCGAGACCGCCGGCAAGGACCTTCCGAAGGTGCGCGAGGAGTTCCTGAAGCCGATCGGAGAGGACCTCTCCGCCGGGCTCACGGACGCCGTCTCGGGCGTGTTCCAGAACCTGCGCGACCCCGCCAAGGACTTCGCCGAGTACCTCGCCGACATCAGCTCGTCGCTGCTCGACAGCGCGATCAGCAGCACCATGGACAGCCTGCAGGACAAGCTGAAGGAGATCTTCGAGTCCATGGAGCTCTCCAAGGGAATGGAGACGACCATCCTCGGCGCCGCCGGCATCGCGATCGGGCTCATCAGCGGGGCGTTCCGCGATACGGAGATCGAGACCTCGGCCGACAAGGTGGCGAGCGCGATCACCAACGTGCAGCAGGTCCGCGGCGTCGTGGCGGGGCCCACGCAGATCGGGATCGCGCAGGTCGGCGAGACGATCGAGAACGCGTTCGTCGAGACGAACTTCATCCTGCGGCACGGCACCGACGTGCTCGAGCGGATCTTGGCCGCGGTCGGCGGGCGCGCGCCCGGCATCGCGCAGGTGGCGACCTCGACGGAGACGGCGCTCGGCGCGACCGGGCCGTCGCTGGCGTAGTACAACCACGGAGGAAGAGGAAACATGGACGGAGAAGAGGCAAAGGAAGGGCGGGTGCTGGGCACCGTGCACAACGCGGGGGAGTCGCTGGAATTCCGCGCCGGCGGCGAGCTCGTCGCGACCGTCGGAGTCCGCGACATGGACACGACGCAGGAGCTGCTGCTGTTTGCACAGGTGCAGCTGCTGTCGCAGGTGCTGCAGCATCTGTCGGTCATCGCAACGGTCGACGCGGCGTCCGCGAAGGCGCTGATCGAGATGCGGCAGGCAGCCGCCGGCGCGGCGGCGGCGCAGCAGTCGCCCGACGAGATGATGGACAAGGTGCTGTCGCGTGTGCAGGCAATCATGGGCGCCGGTGCGGTGCCGAAAACGCCGCCCACCGCGACCAAGCGTGCACCGCACGTCGCGCCGTGAGCAAAGGAAACTAGGATGGCGAGCACCACAATATCCACCGAGGACCTCTGGCCGGACTTCGTGTCGGAGATTACGAACCCCGCCGCCGACATGGAATTGCAAACGAATAGCCAGGGTTCCCTGGTGCTGCACCAACAGAGTGATCGCATCTACACCGCGGCGAGGAACGTTTCAGGCTCGATCATCCGCGCCGGGTGGATCGATCCGCTGCTCGAAGACGGTGCGCTGCCGAGCACGAACTTCACCAACGTGATCGATGGCACTACTCTCATCAACTGGCAGCACGCGTACGTCGGGCAGTGGAACCGCACCGCGAACACGCAGAAGCTGTACTCCCGTATCGGGACCGGCACGGCGGGCAAGGCCGTCGAACGCGATCAGAACACCTTGCAGCTTCTCGACTCCGATCCCTTCCCGAACGTGCGCTCAACCTGCATCGCAACTGGAAGCAGTAGCGACGGCTACTACGTGATGATATCGGACACATGGATCATCTTCGAAGAGCAGGGGAAGATCTACGGACTCGGCACCTGTCGCGCCGGGGGTACCAGCTGGAGCAACTGCTTCTTTGAGATCGACATCGCGACTGGCCTGGCCGTGCCGATCCTCGGAATCCCCGGCAAGGCCACGGCCGCTCCTACCATCTATCAGGAGCCGGAGCTGTTCGGCGACGAGGTTACGTGGAACCACTTGCAGTACGTGAACGACGACGATTCGTCGCACATTAGCCCGAAGGGAATCTTGATCATCAGCCACACGGCAGGTATGCAAGGAGTCATTGGCCCACCTGACACGGATGAAAAGGTGTACGTGCGCATCGTCGAGTGGAACCCGAACGGAGTCGACCCCGCCCCGGGAACGCCGAACCGCGTGCACAAGCGTATCACGCTTACTTCGCGCTGCGAATTCGACGAGACCCCCGCAGGCACGCACTTCTCCAACTACAACCTGTGCTACCACCCACTCTCCGATCGTCTCTACTGGATACCGTACTACAACCTCTCGCCGAGTAAGCCGCTCGGAGTGAACGTCGTTTATCGGTTCAGCCTCGTCCCGACGCTGGCGTCGATCACCGCCCCAACGCCGGAGCGCACGCCGCGCACCGCTGGCACCACGGCGTTCTTCGTAGAGGCGCTCGGTACCCTCGGTGAACGGATCCCTGCCGTGTCGGTACAGTTCTCGTTGGAGACCAACTCCACTGTGCTCGAGCTGATGGACACCAGTACGGGGGTCGGCGGCGCGTCGGCACCGGTTGCTAGGATCCCGGTTGGGCACGTGAAGGGGGTGTACGAGGACGACGGCGCTGGCAATCTGACACTGCTGACGCCTGTCACGCACTACACCTACGCGGCTGCGACCGGTATCTTCGCTGGCGCGGCTCCGTACTGGCGGGTCGGCTACGACTACTACGTGTCCTACGCGCACTTCGAAGACGACGTGACCCCCGCACTCGGCACGCTGCTGCTGCCGCTCGTGGAAACCGACAACGAAGGCAGGGCCCGCACTCGCGTGCGCTATGCGGACAACGACGATCTCGTCGGCCTCTACGACAAGCTCAGCGCAACCACGGATATCTGACCATGCCCCTCGACGGCGCATCCATCCACTTTCATCTCTCGGGCGCGGCAAGCCTACTCGCGGCGCAGCCGGACCCGAACGCGTCGCTTGGAAACTACATCGCTTCCGCGTCAAACCGTCTCTATCACTACCAGGGAACGGTGGGCACGGTGATCTTTTCGTCGCACGCATTCATCGACGCAAGCTTGCCACTATCGCCGAGTCGCGTTGGCGACTGGGTGCTGCTCGTGACCGGCAGCGGATTCGGGTCGGCCGCCCAGGTATCCCTCCACTTGAATTTCTTGGGCAGCAGCCTCCTCCTCGTGAGCACTCCGCTCACTGGGCTTACGGCGCTAGACCAGTACCGTTTGCACGCACCAAATAACCTGTTCGATGACGTGCTCGCAGCAGAGGCGTTGACAGGCGAAGCCGAGTACCGCGGAATCTTCGTTCGCAACGAGACCGGCGTCGCGCTGAACGCGGTGAAGATGTACCTCGACCTGGTTCACGGCGGGGCCCCCGCGCCGGCGCTCGCAGTCAAGGACGGCATGGCTAGCCAATTCGTTGGTGGCAACCTTCCGAACGAGAATACCGCGCCCGTGCTATCGACCACGCTCGGCGACGCGAATGCGCGCTTTGAGGCCTTTTTCAACTACGACATTGCGTACGACGCTGGTGGCGCGGCCGCGATCAACAATCTGAACCAGCGGCCGGCGTGGGTCCGCCGCACCGTTCCCGCGAACATGGGCCCGCAGAATGACGTGGTGTGGCGCATCGTGGTCCAAGGAACCAACACGGGAGGTAACCCGGACCCGATCAAGAGCTGTGCGCTCATCGTGTTCAGCGGGGAAGGCTTCGTGCCGCAGGTTGCGATGCAAGAGGATCGCTACGTCTACGTCGGTGGTGGCGCCCGCGTGACCGCCACGATCACGGATGAAGGTGGAAATCCGCAGGAGGAGTACGACCTCGAGTGGTCGGTGGTCGGCGATGGATCGCTCGACACCACGACCGGGCAAACGGACGAGGATGGGCAGAACACAGTGGCGTACACAGCTCCGACATCCGAGTTGGCTGAGGGGCAGTCCGCGTCCATCGTGGCAAAGGTGATCTGAGATGCCGAGCTCCAGCAAGATCTATCCCATCTCCCTCGGGACGCCGCTCTCCGGGGCAGTCGGGCTCACGTTCCTCGGCACCGGGTCGGCCGGGACCCGCGGTGCCCTGCGGAGGCTCATCCACCCGAACCCGTCGCTCCCGCCGATCACCTATTGGGGCAACCCCGACCGCACGTTCAACCTCGACAACG